CTTCTTGTACCTTTTTATATCCAAAGCTCAGGAACTGCACCTACTGATATTGGAGGAATTCATATGGATGTTGTTGTTAGATATAAAGATGCCTAATATATATGTGTGGAACCGAGACGGCGATTAGTAAACCCCAAGGGGCGTAATGATCACGTGACAAGTGAGAATCGCCCCTAAGTATTACTTACTAATCGCCGTTCTCGGTTCTCAGCGGTTCTCATCTAAGCCACACAGCGCCACAAATAAGAGTCAGCGCCACAAAATAAGAGCGGAATATATTCCCGCCTTGCGCAAAGACTTTTCGCTGGAGTGGCTGAATGCAATCTCGGCTAAATCCAAAGTGGGGGGTGTCGAAAAACTATGACAGTCATCTGACTACGAAAAAGTATGACAAGCCGGCTCGCTCAATTACTATAAAAGGAGCCAATCCCCCACTCAAAACTCATCACAAACCGATCCAGGGTACTCAAAGGAATATAATGGCTACATGGCAACAAGCTCAGAATATGACTCAGATGAATCAAGATGTTCTCTCCCTTATGGCCCTCCAGCGCGAAGACAAGGAATCTTTTGGCTTCTCACGGTCCCCTACCCCTCCTCCACCTGCCATGCTCTCTCAAATGGAACACTACCGGATGGGCTGTGCTGGGCCAAGGGACAAGAAGAAGAAGGAGCCACGACGGGCTACAGACACTATCAGCTCATCGTGGGGTTCCGTAAGAAGGTCTCTCTTGCCGCAGTTAAAGGAGTGTTTGGAACCACCTGCCATGCCGAGCTCTCCCGTTCCGAAGCAGCCGAAGCTTATTGCCACAAAAGCGAGTCTCGAGTTGGTGAGCCCTTTGAAGTTGGAGCCAAGCCCTTCAAAAGAAATTCCAAAGTCGACTGGGAGTCCGTTTGGAAGTCAGCTCAATCGGGAGACTTGGAATCCATTCCCGCCTCTGTACGAGTGGTCTCTTATCGTACCATCAGGGCAATTGGAGCAGACTATTCAGTGGCGCTACCAATTGATCGAACAGTTAATGTCTTTTGGGGTCGTACGGGTACTGGAAAATCACGACGTGCTTGGGATGAAGCAGGAGATGGTTGTTATGCTAAGTGCCCACGATCCAAGTTTTGGGACGGTTACCAAAGTCAAGAATCTGTTGTTATTGATGAATTTCGGGGAGGTATCGATGTCGCACATCTCTTGCGATGGTTTGATCGTTACCCGGTCCGCGTGGAAATCAAAGGATCTTCCAGACCCCTTAATGCTAAACGAATCTGGATTACTTCAAATGTGTCTCCATCAAGCTGGTATCCAGACTTAGACCCAGAAACACTTGATGCTCTTTTGCGGAGACTAACGATTGAGCATTTTCCTTAATATACTAAAGTACTTTTTAAAACCTTTATAATAATACCCAACCGTAGAGGTTAGGGTTCTCATAAACAACCAACTGTAGGGTTAGGGTTAGCTGTAGGGTTAGGGCAGGTGGTAGAGTTAGGGTTCTTTCACTGGATCCCGCCCGTGATCAAAACGCTCGCTGTGCTCTTACTCACCTTTAACCAAAAAAATGTATGGTCGTCGCAGAATTTTTAGAAGACCGCTATCTCGTCGTGTTCGGCCTCGTCCTACGACTCTTGCTGCTGCTCGTCGTTTCGTTAATCGTACTGTTAATAGGGAAGCAAGGAGAACTTATATCAGACGACGTATTGTCCGGAATCGCCACTCTTAACTTGACCCAATAAAATGTCACTTCCTCCTGATCCTTTTAATATCGACTTTCACGATAACTTGGGAATGTTAGCAGGAATTTCAACTTCACTCGTCGGTCTTAGAATGTTCCAAGGCACTGTCTATCCTTCTGCTGTTGTTCGACGAACCAATATAAATCGGGTTCGTGCTGGCAGTGTTTCCCAAACTAAAATGAAAACTAAATACTCCAGAAAGCGAGCTTCTCGTAAGGTTGCAACCATTGCCTCTGTACGTAGAATGCTCAATGTCACAATGGAAAAGAAACAACTCAATATTAATAGGAGTGTTGCTCCCCTTGTTGCTGATACTAACAAAATTCATACCTTTAATATCACTTCTCAAATTGCTCAAGGTCAAGCTGATGGACAAAGAATTGGTGACTCCATCTTTTTGGAGAACATTGTCTTTAATGCCCAATTTGTAACCAATTTGAAACCAGCCTTTTATAAGTATCGTTTAATTATTGGATGGTCTGGCGAAGATATTTCTCCATCCGTTTGGAGCATCTCTGGATTGTCTACTAGTGAAGTTTTTATTAATGGCTGGACTTTGGTTTCAAATGCCATTGTCAATACTAAAGCCTTTACTCCAATTTATGACAATATGATTGAAATTAATTCCTTGCTTGATACCTTTTCTGATGGTAAAACAATCAGAGGGGTTTGTCGTTTAAATCAGAAATTCCATTATCAATCACCTGGTTCCACTTTTGGAAAGACTAAAAATTTGTACGTTCTTCTTGTACCTTTTTATATCCAAAGCTCAGGAACTGCACCTACTGATATTGGAGGAATTCATATGGATGTTGTTGTTAGATATAAAGATGCCTAATATATATGTGTGGAACCGAGACGGC